AAAGCACGTACAATCTTTGAAGCAGCAATCAACTCTAAGGTTGCTGAAATCAGAGAGTCACTTAACGAGACCTATCAGAATGCTCTCGTTGAGGAAGTCGTCGCTATCCGCGAAGAGCTCACCGAAAGACTTGATTCATACCTTGAGTATGTTGCCGATGAGTGGTTCCAAGAGAACGCACTTGCTGTAGAGGCAGGACTCAAGTCTGAAATCACCGAATCATTCCTTGACGGAATGAAGAGTCTTTTTGAAGATCATTATGTAACCATCCCTGAAGATAAATACGATGTTTTAGAGAGCATGGTAGATAAACTAGATGAAATGGAGTCAAAACTCAACGAGCAAATCGAAAGAAATGTTGCTCTTAACAGAAGATTAGCAGAGTCAACTGCCGATGTAGTTTTTGCAGAGGTAACTGAGGGTCTCGCTTACTCTCAGAAAGACAAGCTCGCTACTCTCTCAGAAAATGTTGAGTTTGAAAGTGAAGCAGACTATCGTGAGAAACTGGTAACTCTGAGAAATTCTTATTTCCCAGCTGCTGGTACTCAAAGCACCTCCGAGAATCTTTCAGAAGAGGTTTCTACCAATGAGGTAATTTCGGAAGAAATTTCCCCAATGATGCAAGCCTATCTGCAGACTCTCTCAAGAGCTGCTAAGAAGTGATTTTTAAATCATACCGTTCAAACTAACTTTTTAAAGAGGTAAAATTCAAATGCAGATGCATAACTCCGAATATCTGCAGGAGAAGTGGGCACCCGTCCTCGATTATGAGGGCATGGATCCAATCAAGGATTCCCATCGTAGAGCTGTCACCGCTGTCCTGCTGGAAAACCAAGAGCAAACTCTCCGCGAAGAGCGTGAGTTCCTCTCCGAAGGTCCAACCATCACCACCAACACCAGTGTTTCACAAACTGGATTCTCTGCTGGTGCTTCTTCACCTGTTGCTGGTTTCGACCCTGTTCTGATCTCCCTGATCAGACGTGCAATGCCTAACCTGGTCGCTTATGACCTCGCTGGCGTTCAACCAATGAATGGTCCTACTGGACTCATCTTCGCAATGCGCTCCAAGTACAGAGCAATGTCCGGTGCCAATTCTACCGAAGCTCTGTTCAACGAAGCAGATACCGCATTCTCTGGTCAGTCTGCTAACTTCAACAATACCGCTGGCTGGACCGATGGTTCAGTTGGTCTGGGTACTACTGCTCAGTCAGGTAGCAACCCTGGTATCCTCGACCCAACCGTTGGTGTAAGCGGCGACGCTACCACCTACAACGTTGGTCAGGGTATGCGTACAGACGTTGCTGAGAACCTCGGTGATGGCAACGAGGGTCACTTCAACGAAATGGCATTCTCAATCGAGAAAGTCACCGTTACCGCTAAGTCAAGAGCTCTGAAGGCTGAGTACTCATTAGAACTCGCTCAGGACCTCAAGGCAATCCACGGTCTGAACGCTGAAGCAGAACTGGCAAACATTCTCTCAACTGAGATTCTTGCCGAAATCAACCGCGAAGTTATCCGTACCATCTACAACGTTGCTGAAGCTGGTGCTCAAGCAAACGTTGCTACCCCTGGTACTTTCGACCTCGACGTTGACTCCAACGGTCGTTGGTCTGTTGAGAAGTTCAAAGGTCTGATTTTCCAAATCGAGCGCGATGCCAACGCAATCGCACAAAGAACTCGTAGAGGAAAGGGCAACATGATCCTCTGCTCTGCAGACGTTGCTTCCGCTCTGACCATGGCAGGCGTTCTCGATTATACCCCTGCTCTGAACGCAAACCTCAACGTTGATGACACTGGCAACACCTTCGCTGGTGTTCTCCAAGGTAAGTACCGCGTCTACATTGACCCATATTCGGCAAACGTATCTGGCAACCAGTACTACGTTGCAGGTTATAAGGGTTCTTCACCTTATGACGCAGGTCTCTTCTACTGCCCATATGTTCCTCTCCAGATGGTTCGTGCCGTCGGTCAGGACACCTTCCAGCCCAAGATTGGCTTCAAGACTCGTTACGGTATCGTTGCAAACCCATTTGCAGAAGGAACCGATCAGGGTCTGGGTCGCCTGCGCGCCAACACCAACCGTTACTACAGAAGAGTCAAG